GCTTAATCCAACTCTGAGCCATATTTTTAATATTTTTCCCCAGGGGAGTGCAAAAATGAACGCTGATGAATGGAAAAGGGCCATCCGACGGGCCACAAAAGCGGCCGGAACGTACAAAAAGACGTTCGACGCGCCGATCGACGCCCTGGCGAAGATCCTGGACCAGCGAGATCGGGTTTATCAGGAATTCCTGGACGGCGGAGCCGTGCCGGTGGTGGAACGGGTGTCCGACCGCGGAGCGAAGAACAGCGCAAAGAATCCCCTCCTCACTCTCTGGATGGAATTGAATAGGGACGCGCTTGCCTACTGGCGGGAGCTGGGCCTGACGCCCAGCGGACTGAAGCGGCTGAATGAATCGGCCATGGCCGGAGCAAAGGAGCAGAGCGCTCTGGAGAAGGCGCTGGCGTCCATGACATGAAAAGCAAAAACTGGACAGAGGTAATGAAGTACGCGAACAGCATAAGGGAGGGGCGGAAAATCGCGTGCAAGGATCTGCAGCTGGGCGTGGCCAGATTCTTCCGGGATCTGGAGAATCCTGATTATGAGATAGACCACAAAGGACCGGAGTTCGTGATCGGCATCATCGAAAAAACGATCTGCCACCAGCAAGGCGAACGGATCGACGGCACGCCGCTCCGCGGGAAGCCGTTCCTTCTGGAGCCGTTTCACAAATTCATCATCTACAATCTGCTGGGCTTCAAACTGGCCGGTACTGATATCGTCCGATATCATGAAGCGCTGATCTTTATCCCGCGGAAGAACATCAAAACATCATTCGCGGCGGCGCTGGCCTGGGCGCTGTCTCTCTGGTACAGGAGATCCGGAGCGAAGACGTACATAACGGCAGCGGCGCTCATGCAGTCCCTGGAATCCTTCAACTTCCTGGCCTACAACGTGGACCGGATGGGAGAGAACCAGAAGGACGGCGGCCATGTGCATGTCATAGACAACAACAACGAGCATTCCATGGACGCGCAGCTGGCGGACGGATCCTTTCTCATCCGCGCGCTGGCCGCGAATCCGGACACACAGGATTCACTGAACTGCAACATTGCCATAGTGGACGAGATTCACGCCTTCAAAAAGCCGAAGCAGTACAACCTTTTCAAGGAGGCCATGAAGGCCTACACGAACAAATTACTGATCGGCATCAGCACGGCCGGAGATGATGAACAGGGATTCCTGGGGAAGCGCCTCATATACTGCCGGAAGGTCCTGGAGCAGATCGTAAAGGACGAACAGTATTTCATTTTCATCTGCTGCGCGGATCCGGACGAAAACGGGGACATTGATTTCACGAATCCGAAAGTGCATGAGATGGCGAATCCAGCCTATGGAGTGACCATCCGGCCGGAGGAGATCCTGAACGATTCCCTCCAGGCGCTGAACGATCCGCAGCAGAGAAAGGACTTTTTCGCGAAGTCTCTGAACGTATTCACGAACGCCTTAAAGTCCTGGTTCGATATTGAGGAATTCAAACGGTCTGATCAGAAATATAACTGGACGCTTCAGGAGCTGGCGAAGCTGCCGGTGCAGTGGTTCGGCGGCGCGGATCTGTCCCGCATGTATGACCTGACGGCAGCGGCACTGTATGGCCAGTATCAGGGCGTGGACATCGTGATCACTCACGGATTTTTCCCGGTGACACAGGCGGCCAGAAAGGCAGATGAGGACAACATTCCGCTCTTTGGATGGCAGGATGATGGCTGGTTGACAATCTGCAACAGTCCGACGGTGAATATCTCAGATATCGTGAACTGGTTCATCTCCATGCGGAGCATGGGATTCAAGATCAAACAGGTGGGCCATGACAGAAAGTTCGCCGGGGAGGAATATTTCCCGGCCATGAAGGCGGCGGGCTTCAACATCATCGACGCGCCGCAGTATTACTATGTGAAGTCCCAGGGATTCCGGCATATCGAGAAGGCCGCGAAGGACGGGAAGCTTTACTATCTCCATTCTGAGGCATATGAATACTGTGTCTCAAATGTCCGGGCGGTGGAGAAAACGGACGATGCTGTCCAGTACGAAAAAGTTCAGCCGGAACACAGAATAGATCTGTTTGACGCCTCAGTGTTTGCGTGCATGAGAATGTGCGAAGCGCAGGCGAAGAGCAAGAAAGCCGCGGCCTGGTGGGGAAGCGGTAAAAGCGAGGTTAAGCAATGACGAAACGAAGGAAGACGGCGCCGCTGGCGCGCGAAGAGCCGAAGCAGAAGCGGAGCCTGGTATGGATGACCGATTCGGAAGGATTCAAAACACTGGAATGCCGCGGGTATACATCTCTGGCACATAATCCGGAAGTGGTGACGGCGGTGGATACGATCGCGCGCCTGGTAGGCGCCATGTCCATCCATCTGATGCAGAACACGGACCGCGGGGACGTGCGCGTCGTGAACGAGCTGTCCAGGGCCGTGGACATCAATCCGAATCAGTACATGACCAGGTCGAATTTTATCGCCTGGATCGTGAAAACGCTGTATCTGGACGGAGCCGGAAACACAGTCGTTTATCCGAAGACGTCACGCGGATATCTCCGGGAGCTGATCCCGATCCCGGCGGCCTATACGGCATTTGTCCCGGACGGCCTCTGGAATTACAGCGTGATGATCGCCGGAGAGGAGTACAAGCCGGACCGGGTGTTGCATTTTGTTCTGAATCCGGGGAATTACTATCCGTGGAAGGGCGACGGCTACACGCTGGCACTCTGGGATGTGGCGAACAATCTGAAACAGGCAGCGGCCACAGAGAAAGGATTCATGTCCTCAAAGTGGAAGCCTTCGTTGATCGTGAAGGTGGACGCATTGGTGGATGAATTCGCCAGCCCGGAAGGGCGCAAGAAACTCCTGGAATCCTACGCAATGAGCGGGGAGGCGGGTGAACCGTGGCTGATCCCGGCGGAGGCCTTCGACGTCAAGGAGGTGAAACCGCTGACGCTGTCAGACCTGGCGCTGGCAGATTTCGTGAAGCTGGACAAGCAGACAGTGGCGTCAATCCTGGGCGTGCCGCCGTTCGTCCTGGGCGTCGGAGACTTCAAGCGCGACGCCTGGAACAGCTTCATCAACACGACGATCATGCCGCTGGCGCAGAACATCCAGCAGGAACTGACGCGGAAACTGCTGTATTCACCGGATTATTATTTCCGGTTCAATGCGCGGTCGCTTTACAACTACGACCTGAAGGACCTGGCCGCCGTTGCAGATGAACAGTATATCCGGGGCATCATGACCGGAAACGAAGTCCGGAGCTGGCTGGGACTTCCGCCGATGGACGGCCTGGACCAGCTTGTGATCCTGGAGAACTATCTGCCGATCGACAGATTAGGAGATCAGAAAAAACTAATACAGGAAGGAGGTGGAGGCAATGATCAGTAAAAGGACGGCAATGCTGCGCGATGCGGAATTTAAGACCAGAGAGGAAGACGGGCGCCGCTATATCGAGGGATATTTTGCGGTGTTCGGATCCAAATACTGGCTCTGGGAGGACGCGGACGGCGGCGCCTATGAGACCATTGACCTGGGCGCTTTTGATCTGGAAGCGGACAAGGACGTCCGGGCATTAACAAATCATGATACAACGCTGGTCCTGGGCCGCACCACGGCGGGAACGCTTTCCCTCCGGACGGATGACCGGGGCCTGTGGGGAAGCATCGAAATCAACGAGGCAGATCAGGACGCGGTAAATACATACGAACGCGTAAAACGCCGCGACGTCACGCAGTGTTCGTTTGGCTTCGATATCCTGGCGCAGTCCGTGGAACGCCAGGAAGGACAGCCGACGGTCTTCAGGATCCAGAAGGTCAAGCTTTACGAGGTATCTGTGTGTACTTTCCCGGCCTATGAGGACACGGGGATCGACGCGCGGAAGGCGGAGCTTAAGAACATCCGGCAGCGGCAGATCGAGGAGTGGCGCGAAGCGCTCATGAAAAAACTGAAAGGAGAATAAACCATGGCTTTGAAAGCAATTATGCTCAGGCATAAGATCGAGAAGCTTAAGAGTGATCTGGAAGCGCTCCGCGCAAAGGACGCGGAGATCCAGACCAGAGAGGCGGAGCTGGAGGCGGCAATCGCTGAGATCGAGACCGACGAACAGCACGAAACCGTCGAAAAGGACGTGGAAGCCTTCGAGGCAGAGAAGGCGGAGCACGAGGAGAAGAAGGCCGGTCTCACCCAGGAGATCGCGGACCTTGAGAACGAGCTGGCGGAGGAGGAGCGGAAGATCCCGCAGCCGAAGACTCCGGAGAAAAAGAAAGAGAGGGGAATGAACACTATGGAGAAGATCAACATCAGAAGCCTGCCGATGTCTCAGCGCGCATTTGACGCGCTGCCGATGGAGCAGAGAAACGTCATCCTGGCAGATGAGTCGGTGAAGAGCTTCCTGACGGAACTGCGCGCAATGAAGGGCCAGACCAGAGCGATCACCGGCGGAGAGCTGACGATTCCGGTCTACTTCCTGGACCTGATCTCTGAAAACATGTACAGATACAGCAAGCTGCTGAATCGTGTGAGGATCAGACCGGTCGCCGGACAGGCCAGACAGACGATTGCCGGAACCGTTCCGGAAGCGGTCTGGACGGAGATGTGCGCGGCAATCAACGAGCTGACTTTTGAATTTAACCAGGTCACTCTGGACGGGTTCAAGGTTGCCGGTTTCGTTCCGGTCTGCAATTCCCTCCTGGAGGACAATGACGTCAATCTGGCTTCCTGGATCGTGGAAATGCTTTCCGAATCTCTGGGCCTTGCAATGGATAAGGCGATCCTGTACGGCAAGGGCGCAGCATCCAAGATGCCGCTGGGTATCGTGACAAGACTGGCGCAGACTTCTCAGCCGGCAGGATATCCGGCATCTGCTCCGGCGTGGGTTGATCTGCATACCAGCAACATCCAGTCGATCGCGGCAAACCTGACCGGAGCGGAATTCTGGGCAGCGCTGACGATCGCCGCAGGAAACACGTTCACCAAATATAGCCGTGGAGACAAGTTCTGGGCAATGAACAGCAAGACCTATGCACTCCTGAAGAGCAAGGTGATCACGTTTACTGCATCCGGTGACATCGCGGCGAACATCTTCGGAATGCTTCCGATCATCGACGGAGACATCGACATTCTGGAGTTTATGCCGGATGGTGATATCGTGGGCGGTTACGGTGATCTGTACCTGGTCGCAGAGCGCGCCGGCATGACCATCGAGGCGTCCAGAGAGGTCCAGTTCATTCAGGACAACACCGTTTTCAAGGCAAAGAGAAGAGCCGACGGAGAGCCGGTCATTCCGGGCGCATTCGTGGCGATCAACATCAATGGACAGTCTGTCACCACGGTGATGACCTTCGCGGCCGACACCGCCAACGACGCAAACCTGGCATCCCTCTCCGGCCTCACTCTTTCTCCGAGTTTTGACGCGGGAACGGTGACCTATACCGCTGCGACGACCAACACCAGCGACACCGTGATCGCGATCCCGGCAAACGACAATGCGCAGGTGATCATGAAGCTGGGCGCTGATACCGTGAAGAACGGAACCGCAATCAAGTGGGCATCCGGAGCCAACACGCTGACTGTGACCGTGAAGAACGGCGCGGCCACGAAGGTCTACACGGTAACCGTGACTAAGAGCTGAGATTAACGCGGGGGTGCAGATATGACGGACGAAACGATCCTGACAATGCTGAAGGCGAATCTGCAGATCATGCCGGTGAATACGCTGCAAGATGAATATCTGAACAGCCTGATCACGACGGCGAAGCAGATGATCACCAGGGAGGGGATCACGCTGGCGGATACCGTCGAGGACGGGCAGCTGGTGGTCATGTACGCCGCGTATCTGTACCGCAAGCGCGCGGAAGATGCGCCTGTCATGCCGCGCATGCTGCGCTATGCGCTGAACAACAGACTCTTTTCCCAGAAAGTGAGCGCATCATGATTTTTGACTCCGGACTGGTAACAGTCTGCACTCTCCAAAACACGGCGGAACCGGGATCAATGCCGAAAGAGGCGCTGGTCCCGGTCCTGTCCGCGTTATTCGGAGAGAGGACAGTTGGATATAACCGCTTTTATCAGGCCCAGGGCGTCAATGAACAGGTAGACATGCTGATCCGGATCTGGAGGACTACGGCCGCGCGGATCGGGATGTATGCGGTGTTGAGCCAGTCGGAAAATGATGGCCAGTATCGGATCACCAACGTCCAGCAGATGCTGGACGAAGATGGCCTGAAAGTCACGGATCTGACGCTGCAGAGGATGGATGATCTTTATGAAATCACTGAATGATATTCTGAAATGGGTGCGGAACGCGCTCCTGACGGTGACGGATGAATGCTATCACTACAGACGGCCGCCGCATCCGAAAAAGAGTTATGTGGTGTGGGCCGAAGATGGTGAAGTGGATTCCTTTGAAGCGGAGGACCGGAAAGGTGAACAGCAGCTCCATGGCACAATTGATTATTACGCCTTTTTTGAATTCGACGAAAAGGTGGACATGATCCAGGAGGCACTGAACGACGCCGGCATAGGTTTCCGCCTGAATTCGGTCCAGTATGAGGACGAAACGAACCTGATCCATTACGAATGGGAATTCTGGGCGGCGTGATATGGCAAAGTGGACAGTTGGAAAAGGCATCGACAAGTACATTCAGGATCTGCAGAATCTGGAATTCGGTTCCGAAGAGATGGCAAAAAGAGCAGTCTATGAAGGCGCGAAGATCGTGACGGACGCGATCCGCACCAGCATCCAGGCGCTGCCGGTGGGGCCGCCGCGTGAGGGCAAGGTGACACAGGCACAGAAAGCCGGACTGCTGGAAGGCCTGGGCATTGCAGGATTCCGGCAGGATGGCACTTTCATCAATGTAAAGGTGGGCATGGACGGATACAACAGCGTGAAATCAAAGAAGTTTCCAAATGGCCAGCCGAACGCACTGATTGCAAGATCTCTGGAAAGCGGATCCTCATTTGCGCCGAAGAGGCCTTTCATTGGGCCTTCGGTGAACCGGACGAAGGGAGCGGCGGAAAGAGCGATTGCCGAAAAGCTGGACGATGAAATCAAAAAGGTAATGAAGTAAAGGACCGAAAGGTCCCTTTTTGTACGAAAGGAGCATAAAAATGGCTGCAAATGGCAGAGTGGGAACTGGTTTCAGTAAACCCTATGTAGCGAAATACGAAAACACTGCCGGCGTGATCTCTTACACTGGCTGCATGCCTCTGGCGCGCGGCGTGAATGTGACGATCAATCCGGAGACCGGATCCGATAATGCATTTTATGCGGACAATGTCGAAGCGGAGAACGCGCCGGGCATCTTCAACGGCGGAACCGTTGAGCTGACTGTGGACGGCCTGTTCACGGCAGCGGAGCGCTTCATCTGGGGCCTTCCGGAAGCAGAGGAAGTGAACGGCGTGTCCGTGCTGGCATACGGTGACGATTCCACGCCGCCTTATGTTGGAATCGGATTCCTGCGCCGCTTCATGAGCGAAGGCGTCACCACATGGGTACCGTATGTCCTCAGAAAGACCATGTTCCAGGTCGGAAACACTGAGGCCGCCACGCAGGAGCAGGAAATTGACTGGCAGACGCAGAGTCTGACCGCGAACCTTATGCGCGACGATTCCGCAAATCATCGCTGGAAGATGGAAGGCGCGACGGATTACAGCACTGAGGCAGCGGCAGAGGCCGCGCTGGTTGCGCTTCTGGGCGGCTAATCCGAAAGAGAGGCAGACATGGAAATAAACGGGAGAGATGTGAGATTCTTCCGGAGCGTGCTGGCGAACTGCAAGGTGGCAGACGCCGCGCCTGACGGAGACATTAAGAGATTTTGGAACGAGCAGCTGCTGGGGGGCAGTTACTCTGTATCTCAGCACGCTGCGGCGGTGATCATGACAGCTCTCTCTGAAGGGTATGAAATCGCGCAGCACGCGGCG